TGGCGGTTTTCGCTTTGGCGGACTTGCTCGGCAAGCCATTCGTTTTGCTTGTGCAGGTTTTCAATCGCGCTGCTGAAATCGACAGAGTGATTGAGTTCCCGTGCCGGTCGGCAGGAACTAAGCGCGAAGGCGAAAAGGCACGAAAGCGCGAAGGTGTAAAGGATGGACTTTTTCATACCGAATACTCTTTTTTAGCGTCAAAACTTGGGCAAGCCGTTGAGCCAACATCGCGATGCCCGATAACTTCTGCATTTGGGAACTCTTTTCGCAACTCAGCAATCAAATTAATCATTGCCTCTTTTTGTTCCGGCGTCCGTGTATCCTTTGGTTGTCCGGCGCGGTCAGTTCCGCCGACATAAGCAATGCCGATACTGTTGGCGTTGTGTCCGACAGCGTGTGCGCCTGCGGTGGCAGAACTTCGTCCGTTCTCTATTGTTCCACCAATGCCGACAACATAATGATAACCGACTTCTCTTTTGCCTGCGTTTCTGTGCCATTGGCAAATTTCCGCTGCCGTATGGTTTCTACCTTCGGGCGTTGCGGTGCTGTGAATGATAATTTTGTTAATTGTTCTCATTTTCTTTTTCTGAATTTAATTTAGTTAAAATTTCGTCGAGCGTATTATCTTTTTTCAAAATCCGTATCGCCGCATCAATCGTTCTTGCTGCATCTGCCGCTTTTGCCTTTTCTTTTTGCTCGGCTTTCTCAAAAATTGATTTGGCTTCGATAAAACAGATAAAACCTGTTGCTATAAAAGTGAAAAATGGCAATATCGGAATTGAATGCCCAACGTTGTGTGTTCGTAACTCAAATATCGCAAGCATTTGAATCAAATCTATCAGCGTAACAGCAAGCAATACATTGAAATACCGTGATAGTTTATTCAGTGTTTCGCGAAGTCCATAACTGCTGATATATTCGTTTCGTTGCTTTGCCTTGCGCACTCCGCTCCATAAATCGAGCATAACAGCCAAAAACACAAACACATACAAAAACACCAAAATCAATGCTTTTGCACCGAGATAATTTAAAAATTCTGTCAGAATATTCATACTATTCAATTAAGAATTAAAAATTGAGAATCAGGAAATTTTCAACACTCCCGATTCTCAATTTCGCTACGTTGTTACTTTCACAATTTCGCGTGTGAAACCCGGATTTACCACGCCTGCCGTAGTTACTGCCGATTGCTTGATGGCTTTTACCATAAGCAATTCCGTTTGCTCTGCGCCCGGTGCCTGACCAAGGCGAGCAAGGATTTTGGCATTTACGAAAGTGTAAACCACTTTTTGTCCGTTGTACACGTCGGTTTCAATTACAAGCGTTCTGTTGATATCCGGAAGAGTTGTTGGCTCTCTGTAAATATCTTTTCCGCCTGTGGTTTCGTGTGTTCCACCTGCGAGCATTGCCAATACGGCATTTGTCGGTGTCGGAATCGAAAACTCGACCGAATCGGAATCGGTAACTCTCGAAATGGTTGCCCAAGGGTCTTTTTGCCCTTCAACGCGAATGTGTGTGTCGCTTGGCTCTGCCATATTGAACGAAACCGAACTTTCGAGCGGTTGCGGTAAATCGGTGAGCGTGGTTGCCGGAACGCCGTTGCCCGGTGTGCCGATTTTTATCTTGGAAATTCCAATTGCTACTGCTTTCATACAATTTAATTTTTGTCAGTTGTTAATAATAATCTAATGTTGATACAATAAAATCCCTCTTTCAGGTCGGGAATTGGTTCGGTAAATTCACGTTTTGCTCTGCGATACTGTCCGTTGGTGGTGCTGATTGTGTCAATCGAATCGCGTATTTTTCGTACAACTGTTCTGATTTCGTCATCAACCATTCCGCTGTCTTCGTGGTATTTGTAAAAAACATTTATGTTTATCGGCAATTTATGAAAATAGTCAAGTTCAATAAATTGCAAATGATTAATCCAAATATGATTTTCACGCACATTATTTGGCGGTTTTTGTATGTAAATGGGCAATCCGGTATCGGCTTGCTTTACATAAACTTGAACAAAATCTAATATGTCAAATTCGTCAAACATAGATAACTGTGTGCTTTTGATATTCTTCCCAACATACTATTTGTCTGTCAATTCCTTGCAAATCTATTTTCAAACGATATGCTCCTACAACCGGTTTGTGCTTGGTGTAAAATGCGCCTTGCACCTTTATTTCGTTGCCCGATTTATCGTATTTAAAAGCATTGCCCGGATTCACGCTGTCAAATCGTCCTTTGATTTTTGTTACGGATTTTTCGCCTTTTACGTGTTTTCCGTTTTCTACACTCCAATCGGTAGAAGAAAGAATAGTTGCTGTATGTGGGTATCTTACCATTTGTTAGTTGCTCTTGCGGTTATTCTGAATTTTCGGAGCAAAGCATTTGCATTTTCGGGCTCGCCGTTTGCACGGTAAAGTCTTACAGCCGTTTCGCGAAAATGTTTTCGCGGATATTTCACTTCCAATTTGTTTTCGGTGAAATCGTACGAGTTCACAAAAAAACTGTACATATCGGCTGCTGCCAATTCTACCTGCCGTTTTTCGGAAACGGTATAGTTGTCCGCTCCGGTTAAAGAGCGGTCAACCAATACCTTTTCGAGAAAATCACTGCCATCTTCAAGACCGGGAAAGGACAATATCGTTTCGGAAATAGTTTTCATTCAATTAAAAATTTTCAATTACGAATTACGAATATAAAACCTCGTAATTCGTAATTTTTAATTCGTAATTAATCGGGTCTGTCCGTTGCTTCGGTGTCGTTGCCGTCCCAATCCTTGCCGTCTGTTTTCAGAATGAGCATTGTATCGGGGTCGTTGATTACCGGAATGGCGTTTGCCTCTGCTTTCGTCCATTCTTTGAAAGGCTCTAATTCAGCCCATTTCGAGATGAATACAAAATCCTGTTTTACCGTAATGGCTTTCTTTTTGTATTCGGGCGAATTTTCTGCCGCGATTGGTCCGTGTTGAATGTCGCCGATTTTCAAATCTTCGACAAAACAGATACGACCTTTTTCCCAAGGATTAACCGGTGTTTGTTTGTGTGCTTTGTCCTCGATACGAACTGCCGGGTCAACAAGCACAATTTGCACTGCGCGTTCCTGCGCTGCCAAATAGTCGTTGATTACCTGCTTGGTAACGGTCAATTTGGTTTGGTAATTTACCCAACCTTTGATTTTTTCGTGGGTTGATTTTTGCTTTTTCAACAACGAAAAATCATCGGAACGCATAATAACATATTTCGGGAATATGCCTTTTTTAGCCGCTTCCACAAGAGTATCTTCAATATCTTGCAAACCATCGGCAGTAGCCGAATTGTTCCAATTGATTGACGATACTTTTTTGTTTTCGTTCGGCATTCCGCAGGCAACAAACTCCTCAGTAATGATTCCGTTGTTGTTTTCGCTCGAAAGTGCAAAACCACCTTTCGACATCAACTGCATACACCACCACTCGAAACGACCGCGAACTGCGTTGTACACAAAATCTTGGTCTTTGAAAATAAGGTCGAGCAACGCACGCTGATTGGCATCGCTGCCTACATCGCGAACCAACTGATTATACTCGTTCCAATCGCTTTCGTTCATTCCGCGCTTTACAGCGGTTTTCGGAATGTCGCCGCTCATTTTGCCAACTACCTCGCGCTTTTTTTGCGGTGCACTTGCATCGTAACTGATAATATCAGCAATTACAGGTGCGCCTTTTTCGCCGGTTAGCGTTTCCCATTTAAGGGTGGTTTTTTGACGGATTCCAAAGAAATTCAGAAAATACACAGGCTTTACGGCACGAGTATTTAACCGTGCCTGCATATTTTGCCGATTTACTTGTTTAATTAAAGTTCTTTCCATATACTTCTAATTTTCAATTTCTTAATTTTCAATTTTCAATGCCATTTAATTGGGAATTGAAAATTGTTTAATTGGTAATTAATTTTCAAAACGAATCAAGGGCATTCTGCCTTTGATAGCCGAATCGACCGGATAAGGCATCGTTTTTTCGTTCACAGTTCCACGAATCAAAAGACCGGACGACTGATTGGCAACAGTCAAATCGACTTTGTTCATCGTTACAGCCAATTCCGAAGTTTTATCTCCGTATTTTGGCACAGCACTACCGGCAGCAGCCGCTCCTTTTGCCAGCACAAGCACATCGCCAACGGCAGCCGCGCCGATTGTTCCGGCAAGAGTCAGTTTGTCGAATTTAACATCCGACTTGTCGATAGCCGAAATCACATTTGCGGCTTTTGCGAAATCACCGCCAACGGTAACAGCATCGCCTGTTTTGAAAACGTGATTTTTTTCTACTTGATAAACAGTTGCGTTGGCTGCCGCTGCTGCCTGCATTTTCGCTGTTTTCAACACTTGGTAAAGTCCTTTTTCGTCTTTTACCACAACGACTCCGGGCGGAAGTTCGGAAATCTCGCCCTGCAAATCTTTGCGCGAAATCAGACCACCGCCAACAATATCCTCGACAATTTTAATAATCACCGGCGGATATTGAAATTCAGTTTCTTTTTTTCTGTACATATCTCAAAATTTAAAAATAATTGTGCTAATCTTTAAGTCCCAAATCAACCACTCCGCTGTGCTCGGTTGTTTCGTTCATTATTTTTGCCCATTCCTCAACCGATTTTTCGGTTGGACCGCCACCGCTTGCCGGTACATAATCGCTGCCTACTGCATCGGCAATAATCATTTGCACAAACTCGTTGTGTTCTTTGATTTTCGCTTCAATTTCGGTGTCGAGATTTTCGGCATCGAGATTGATTTTTCCAAGCACAAGGTCGAGGTATTTTGTTTCGACTTTTCCTGTCAATTTTTCGCGCACGGAAGCGGTTTTTTGCGCGTCTGTCTGCGTTTTTACAACATTGGTAACAAGTCCTGTCAAATCAGCAATCTGCTTTTTCTGTGCCTCAAAAAAGGCTTTCATTTCGGGCGACAATCCGCTCAAATCCGGCTCATCAACCTTTTTTGTTTCGATGACTTTGCCATCTTTCAGATTGTGCTTTTTCTCGTAGGCTTCTACTGCTTGCTTTTCGGCAGCAGCAATCGCCGCCTGTTCTGCCTCTACAATAGTGGGCAGCATTTCTGCCTTGAACAGTTCAACAAAGTTTTCAATGTTTTCGTCCTTTTCAATTTTGAAAAGTTTTTGAATGCGCTCGGCATACTTTTCGCTCACGCCGACTTTTTTCAAGGCTTGCTTGATTTTGTTCAATATTTCCATAAAACTTTTTACCTTAAAATATAAAGCGAGGGATTTTTTCGGGGGAAATGATTTATTATTTTCATTTTTCTGAAATTAAAACCATAGTTTTAAAAACAATACTATTAAATAAAGTTAAATGTATGATTTTTATTTTGACAATTAAAATTATTATTTTAATTTTGCAGCACGAAATTAAAATCATAAATATAAACAAATAAAATTTTTTGAATATGAAAACTCAAATTGAATTAAACAGCCAAAAAGAAGACTTGTTGAGCGAAATCCAAGTTTTAAGAGAAAACTCAATCAGAAAAATGACCGAACTTGCAGAAATGGCAATCGGCGCAGGTTGGGAATGTTCAAACATACTGCTGAACAAAATTTGTTTCGCAGTAGTAAATGAAAATGCCGAAGAAGGTAAATCACGCCATTATTTTGGACAAGAGATTGAAATTTGTCGCTCACAATATATGTCTGGAAAACCTCTTAAACACGCAGAATCCTTTGAAACCAACATTGCAAGTTGCGGCAATAGCGACATTGACAAAGGCGATGAGATTGGCGACCGCGCTTATTACTACATCGGACTTGGTAAATTGCTTTCCAACAAAGTGGCATTGTCAATTATCAAGAATAAGATTGTAAGTTTCACAAACAAGCTAAATGAAATTTACGCTGAAATTGATGCAATCAACAAAGAAATCAGAAATCTAAATAACTAACAATCAAACGCTGCGCTACCGGCTTGACGGGCAAAAATTATTATGACAACAACAAACTCAACCAACAAATGCTTGATGATTTGCAACTACTGCGGTCGCCAATTCTACAATGGTAATTTCAAGCAAAAGAAAATGACAATTAGTAAATGTTCAACTTGTAATGGAGGGCAAAAAAAATGAAAACAACTTACAAAGCAAACGGCAAAACATTCGCCACACTTGACGAAGTTCAAACATACGCCGAACAAAACGGATGGTTTATTTCTGATACAGAGCATATAACCCACAAAGGTAACAGATTTTGCCTTTGTAATTTAAAAAGCAATAAGTTGAACGGCAAGCGTAAATACTATCCGCCATCAGACAGTTATGAGCATTACAACGAAGAAACCGATACTTGGTACAACCATTCCGGACAAGAACTGCGCGACCCAAGCGAGTACGATGTTTGCACCGAAGGCTACACACCTTTTGGTGATGAGTGATTTTTTTCTTTAAACAAAAACAGTCGCTTTTTCGGCTGTTTTTGTTTGAAGAAAAAATCTTACCTTTGCAGTATATTTTAAAAGAAAATTGATATGACAGAAGAAATCTACCAATTAGACGATACGGTATATCCATTTATGGGCGGTTGTTGTTGTCGCAGTTGCAAGCATTTTCACGGAATAGAAAAAGGCACTTGTGAGGCTTATCCGAATGGAATACCTGAAAAATTTTCTATAATTACAAGCGGATACAGTGGAAAAGGTAAATTTCCTTGGCACGATAATGTAGAAACCGACCAAACAGGCTCATTTACTTGGGAATTTCACGGATAGTGTATGTCATTCCAAATTCTCGCGCAATGGCTGTGTTTACTGCATTGTAAAAATCATTTGCATCGCGCCGGAACCAAACAGTGCTTTCACTCATATCTTTTGTGATTTTCTCATAAAATTCATTGAATCGCCCTACATTAAATTCCGTCCTGTGTGTTCGGCTCATTCTATATTGCGTATTTCCGGCAACGGCATTGATGCTATTCAGGTTGTTTTGAAGTAGAAAGCGAATATCATTTTTTGACAACGGCATTATTCCGAAAAACGGATGACTATGGTACAAATCAGCATCTTTAAACAATTTTCGTTCTTCTGATGTGAAATTTACACTTGTTTTCCCACCTGTTTT